TTAAGTGGGCCCGTTCTGTTTCTAGGTGGAACCCATACCCAATGAAATTAAGCTGCTAGAGCCATTTCAAATGGAGCATTATCATTTGCTGCATTTAGTTTTTATGCCTTCGGTCTACTCGTTCTTTTACTACAACCCGTCGAGCCTATTTCGCCCCCATCAAAGATACACAGCCTATATGCCTATAGTACATAACACTACCAAGACCGCATGTTATGCCGACAACCACTAAGGTATCTTGCGTCGCTCTGTGTATCCATGGTGGAGGCGGCGGGTACTGCCCCCGCGTCCGAATCGTCTATTCTGTCCGCCTCAACAACCTCAGCATTGGTATATAGTATCACACCACGCTTCAGGTGTCAAGCATTATTACGCCTTCTTCTTGGTGTTCTGTTGAATGGTACGATTTTATCGCCGATGATACGGATGATCTTGTCTTGCTCTAACTTATCGAGCGTGGCCTCAATACCGAATGAGATACCTTGTGTACGATTCCACCAAGCACATGCACCAAACAGAAGTGCGAATACTCCGAAGATCCAAATATCAACATACATGTGTGTGTTCCTTTTTGTAGAGCCAGACCTTATTGATGAGTGAATCAACATAGTCAATGGTTGGCTTGATGAAGACTTGTGGTTCGGTTAATCCATCGACCGATATGATGATAACGACCTGTTGAATGGCGATGCCAACCCTTTCTTTATACATCAAGGCATATGCGGTGCCTTGTTCGAAGTAGTTGTCGATCCATTCTTCTTTCTTTTCTTTGAGGGATGTTTTGAAGTCGATGATAGAAGGTATACCGTCATACTCACCGATCACATCTGTCCTTCCAGCTAGGCCTAATCGCTCTGACCATAGTGGAGTCTCAATATAATGGATGTTGTCGATTTTGTCAAGTGCAACCTCAGCATCGTGAAAGGCCTGCTTCATGTCAGGCATGATGTTCTCGAAAAGCATTTGTTGGTCGTTGCTCAAATACTTTTCGAGAAGGTTGTGAAATTTGGTACCTCGCGTGGACGCCCGTGTGGATATCTTCTGTGCTTCCTCATGCCCTACGCGGTTACGCCAGGCCGTGATAGATGCTTTCTTGAAGTGCCCCAGAACGGTAGTAACTGAAGGCAGTTTGTTACCGTTCGGGGTTACATAGTATCTCTTGCCATCTATCTCTTCTGTCGGTAATGATTGAAGTTCAGGTAGCCCTTCTACATAACGAAAAGTTTTCATTAAAGTCCCATTTCAGTTTTCTGAATTATATAGTCTCGTACAATACCTGAACGGACGATATCTTCTTTCTCGAATTCGATATGCTTGAAGCTACCGATCCTTTTGGTGATCTTCATGAACTTGGTGATACCTTCTTGCTCATGTGGCTTGTTCAGGTCTGTCTGACGGTAATCACCACAGAAGATGATGCGAGAGTTGTTACCCATGCGTGTCATCACCGTATCTAGTTCTGACATTAGCATGTTATTGGTCTCATCGACAATCACGATAGCGTTATTGAAGGTCATACCACGAAGGAATGAAGTCGTTGTGAACTCGACTAGTTTCTTTAGCTTGAGAATGTCATAGCCATCACCACGCCCAAAGAGGTCATCGCAAATTTCTTTGTATGGCTCTTCGTATACCTTGATCTTGTCTCGAATAGAACCAGGTAGAAATCCCATATCTCTACTTGGTACTACAGAGCGAATCAGAATGATCTTATCATAGTTTGAATGCCCTGTCAATAGCTCATTGAGTGCAAGGTACAGGCCGCAAAATGTCTTGCCTGTGCCTGCATATCCATGCAACATAAGATTGAACCCTTTATTGTATGCTTCGAACGTAGTTTGTTGATTGGCTGTGAGAGGTTTGATTGTTCTAAGTTCAAAGTGGTTCACCTTTTGTTGTTGTTCTTGGGTTTGCTTCTGTGAGTTACTTCTGGGCTTCTTTGACATATTCTCTCCTTTAAACGAAAAAGAGGACCTACCAGTCTCGGTAGATCCTCTTCTCTTACTCTTGTAAAAGCGGTTTCTGATTTTCAAATCAAATTTCTTTTGTTATCTGCCATCTTTTTTCTATAACATCCTTGTTAGCGCCTGGCATTTGCTTGACTTTACCTAGCACATATTTCTGGAAGTCAGATGGTGGTCTGGTTACGCCGATGCCTACTGGATCGACAAGGGTCATTTTGAATACTTGATGTACTTGCTTATTTTCTTCAAGAAAAAGCATCAACTCATCATACGACATGCTGAGTTCAAACTGTTCTAGCGTTTCTTTATCTTCAAATGTGTAAATCATTTTCACCTCTATTTAGCAAACCTAGCCATTCAGGCGGCTGCCTCTTTGTCCACTTATGTAGGTGTTTTTTACCGACACGATAATAGTTGCGATACGATGCAACAGGATCACCCTCGACCAGATACTCTTCTGGCATTGCAGGTGTAACGGGTGTCAACCAGCTGCATGGAATGTTATGAGGCGGATATGCAAACACATCCCGAGCCACTGCACACTTATGGGTCTTGCCATAACGATAGGTGTACTCTTTCAGCAAACCTTCGAAGTGACAGTACAGCCAGTTATAGTTGTTGTTGGACTGACGACACCAGACCGCAGACGGATGATTGACATGTGTGGCCTGATACAGCACCAGTTCACGGTTGTCGGGAAGATGCCATCGCTTAGCCTTGCGCCCAGATGCAGACTTACCTTCGTACTCTTCACCGTCGATGACACGATGAGCCGTCGAAAGCAATTGTGCGGTTTCAAGGATCATTTTGACCACATGCTTGTCAACCATCTGTTCAGCACATGCTACTGGATCATAGTCGATATAAAAGATGTTCATGTCTTACCCCATTTTCCATTCACCACAACTATCAAGCTTTCTTCGAATAACGAATTGTGGAAACCTACGGCATTCGATACTATTCTCTTGCTCAAGATACGCTTCTTTCGCATCACGCCAGAACGTATGTTCACGATGTTGGTGTATCCATGATCTAGCCGATTGTTCATTTACTCGGTTTTCTTCTTGCAGCATAGTTTCACAACCTGTGTCCCAGATTATGTTATTGTCTATTTTATGGGCATACTTGCACCTATCGCAATAATCCATCTTTCACAGACTCCCAATCTACGATATATTCAGGTGTATCATCAATCCAGATATCAGGCAACCAGCCAATGCTGGTGGTATATGGTCTCTTTTGTCGAAAGCTGGTGAAGATAACAGGAATCTTTAGAGCGATCCAGTTGATAGCTGGATCGGTCATCTCAGGCCTGCGAAAAGTCACGATACGAATATCGTGACCACGCTCTAGTGCATCATCAATGAACTTATCCCATAGGATAGGATCACGGGTGTAGGTGTCGTCGAAGTCTAATGCAAGCTTCATCACTCAACCCCAAAATGTTCTTGTGTGGGTTTATTCACATGCCAAGCATTGTGACCTTCAGCAATCAGTTGTTCTTGAACTGCTAAAACTTCCTTAATAATCAACTCAGCGAACTTTTCTCTTGAAACTCGCCAGAATGGTTTTACTTCATCAGTTTCTTCGTTTCGATAGTTACCAGCTGGATTACATATACTTCGTGCATAAGTTTCTGCTTCCATAGAAAGTTCTGTGATACGCTCGTTCATCATCTAAAATCCTCATCCATAGGATAGTGTTTGTCCTCATACGCAGCGATCAGATCGTATAGCTTGGTAAGAACGATTTCTTCTGGTCCATCAGAAGAAGGATCCAGCAGATCCACACATTCTAAGAGGATTCTATAGGTTGCTTCATCCATCACTTGCACTCCCTTATCTGCTTGCAGTCTTTACGAAAACCGAAGCCAACACAGGTGCAGCTCCAGTGTGAACCATCGCAGGTCACCGTGTATGATGAACCAGGCTTCGAACCTTTGATGATAAAGGTCTTGGACTTGGATGCTACTGTAGCTCCTTCAAACTCCGCACGATAGAAGTTGGTTCTAGCCTTCTCGATTACACGAATAGGAAACTTAGGGTCACCTGTAGACAGGCAGAAAACGTCAGGCCCAAAGTATTTTGGATTAGGTACAATGGTACCAGTATATTCATTCCACTCGCGAACCACACCAGCAGCATACACCGCAGCATTGCGCGGATCACGGACATGAACCGTCACAGTCTCACCGACCTTCATGGTATTCCTTTCGACAAAAAAAGAGCGAGGCTGTGACGCCTCGCCAAGTTGGGCGAATAAACTGCCTCAGACAATGAGGCTCTTGATATCGATACCCTCAACAGAGTCAAAGTCGGAATCGATATTGAAAGAAGTGGCGACCTCACCGGTCGAACCAAGGACCTTCTCAACATAATCGAAACGCTTGGACTTCTGCTTGACCTTGTTAGCCTTAGCAGTGACCTTCTGCATGGTCGCAAGGTTCTTAGCCTTGATCTCTTCAGGCGTTGCAGCCTGTTTAGCCTTAGCGGCCTTCTGAGAGAAAAGCTCGCCCTTAGCCTTGAGCTTGGCGTAGGTCTTGCCTTCACGCTTGACCTGTTCGACCAGCTTATCGACCTTGGTCTCCTTAGGCTTAGTAGCACGAAGAGCCGCCACGTTAGCAGGCTCGGCGATGCAAACATAAGAAACGACCGTGCGGCCATCTTTCTGAGCCTCGATAGTGAAGCCGTAGCGGGTATTCAGAAAGGAGATATACTTTGCAGCATAATCACCAGTGCCGACGCAATCATTGATTTGCTTAGGCGTGACAGGCTTATTCAACTGGATCACCGCAAGAGCGCGGATTTCAGGGCGGATGCCATTAGAGGCAGAAACGATAGGCATGTGTGTGTACTCCTTGTGTGTGTTTTTAACGGTACTATTATAGAGGAACCTTAGGGAATGGCAACCGTCACATCCACTCGCCTAGATACTTTTCTGTGATATCTTGGATTGTCTCCAGCTCGGCCGGAACGTACATGTTCACCCAATCGAGAACATCCTCATCGGTTTTGGCACCCGCTTCGATGGCGTCAACAACCAAGGCTTCAACTGTCATAAGATAATCTTTCATGCGACTCATTGTCAAGCTCCTGTTAGCGAAGGTAAATGCCGACGTTTTTTAAGTTGATTGCCTTGGCACCCTTGTGGGCGACCGAACCACGAACCATAGGAAAAGTCTTGACCTTGCGGCCGACCTTGGCGACGGTGATTTCACCGCCTTTCAGCAGGTATTCAAGGACTAAAAGCTCGGTGGCTTTGGTGACGGTATTGCGAGTGGCGATACGATTCATATTGTCAAGCTCCTGTTAGGCGTAGGTTGCGAAGCGAAGGCCGCCGACGGTCATTTCGATCAGGTAACGATCATACTCAACCATCGGATCGGACTCGGGATAATCACGGATGAAAATCTCGGCATCAAGGTAGGTAGGAAAAGCCGCGATGGCGTCGGGAAGCTCGTCAGAGCCATAGAAGGTACCGTAAACTGTAAACTCTTTTGCGAAAGCCGTCATTGCCAAGCTCCTGTCTGTATCGAACTCTCTTTTCATCATGGAAGTATTATACACGGTCCACCAGGAAACGCAAGAGAATTCTGTTGCCAAGCTTATTAGACCTTAGTCTAATGTCAACATTTTGACACTGTAACATGATTTGTTACGCCCCTTGCGGTTGTATGCCGTCTTGAGCTTGACAATACGCGGTTGGAATGCTCCTGCCCGAAGCGCCTCCGCGACACGGTTACGCGGCCTTATAGATCCGCTGGTATTCACCTTCTGCCTTGACACGGGCGCTCTCCTTGACGCTCTGGAGGTCAACCTCTGGGACCTCGACCAGCTGGCAGTTACGGACCCAAGCCCATGTAACATCCCTGTAATTGTCGTAAACCTTGCCGTTCGCGGCTGCAACCTTGATTGTTACGTCCGAGGTCGCGATTCCGAGCTTCTTGGACAGGACGCTTTTCCAGCCCATCTGGTAGGGTTGCATGGTTTGCACAACCACCTTACCGACCGTACCCTTACCCTGGCGACCCTTTGTCACCTTGACGATAGCACCAAGGCGGATGGTCTGGACCTCGTCCTCCGCCCGCAGGAGGGCCTCTTCATAAGCTCGGCTATAGAGGAAGGCTTTCACCTTCGCCTGCACCTCGGGAGTGGCGTCGACCGTCGCCTTGGTGACCCACGGGACGGTCTGGAGACGGGCCTGAGCCTCGTCCCAATAGGTAGCATATGTGGTCATCTCCCATACGTCCGACATGGTCTGGATCGACGCCTGCCAGACCTTGAGGGTTGCACCCTCGGCGATGGTCACCGTGGCTTCGATCCACTTGGACTGGGCATTATACTCACCGACATTCATCGTTATTGCCATGATCTAGTCTCCTATCTAATCTCTATGGTGTGGATTATAGACGAGAAAACCCAGAACCACAAGTGCTAATCCTGCGGGTCTGGGTTGCACCTGGTGCATAGCTAGATGTGTAACAGTTTATGTTACCTTAAAGGAACATGCTTACCGAAAAACTCATCCCGTTCGTCATAGTCCTCGGGGTGTTCGGACCATGCTTTTGTCCAGTTTTTGATTTCACGGCGCTTATGGTTCTCTGAATCCAGCTTCCGTATTCGGCCCTTCTTTTCTTCGTAGGGTTCATAATCATCAAAATCTTCATAGTGGTTTGAGTTGCTCTTCATCTTCGCCATTCGTGTTACCCGATTTATCCTTTTCTATTTACCACAAATCTGGAAATGCTTCATGTACAATTGAAGCATCAAGCCCTTTGACCTTCTGTTTCTTCATAAGCATATTCATGAAGACCTCGGCCTCACGCTTCTCCAAGACCTCGAGGATCTGAATGAGAATTTGCTCTCTGCGTTTTACGTTGAGGTCAGGCGAAGTTCGAGGATTGTTTTTCTCAAAAAGATATACCCGCCCAAGTTCCTGATGAATGGACGAATAGCTCATGCCAGGCGGCGAGTCACCGGGCTTGTACAGTGGAACTTGTTCGAATACGAACTGGATATTTGGGCTGTAGGTGCCACGCAATACTTCGCGAAGCGCATAAGTGGCATTGCCACGGAGAATGTTTATCTTGTCTTGCTTAGTAGGAGCCTTCTCAAACTCTTCAAACACTTCATAACAGTTTTTCATGGTTCAAAACTCATCTATGCACTCAATCAAATTCTTGAGGCGGTTATCAATAAAGTAGTTCAGCATCTTCTGACGGCTACCAGACTTCGGTACATCATAGGCCCGAACAATCTGTTCTTTGAGAGTCTCGGGGATATAGTCCAGATCGACAAGCATTTGGTTTCGCTTATAGCCTCGTAGCATCATATCAGTAGTGCAGAACTCCTCTGCGGTACTATTTATCCATTCTTGAAGTTTCTTAGTGCTAATAACCTTCTGCCTTTCACCAGCCACGAAAGTGTTATCAGGTGAGAGAAAGTTAGGAATGCCATCACCACGGTCACCACGAATGATATGCTCTTTGATATAGTTGAGGGGGTCTTCTGTCTTCACAAACCTTTTGAGAATAGGGCTGTACTGCACAACACCAGGATATTTCTGGAGCTGAACAAAGTCTTTGTCAGAAGATAGAATGAGAATTTCTTCGTGTGCGGCCATTCGTGCGGTCAGTACGCCGATAACATCATCAGCCTCTGCACCATCAACCTCGATGACCTTGTAGGGGAAGTTTTCTTTCAACTCATCACGGATCTTGTTGAGTGTCTGAAAGATCAAGTGCCAATCAAACTCGGACTTTTCACGGTCAGACTTGCGATGAGCTTTGTAGAACGGAAAAATATCGCGGCGCCAGTACTTCTTTGAGTCACAGGCCACCACGATATCACCATACTTGGACTTGAATTGCTTTGCGTATGAACGGAGAGAGTTTAGTACCATGTGCCGAATGAGAGGTTCATCCAGTTTCATTTTCGGATTGCTGTTGATTTGTTGCATCAGGTTCGAGATTAGAACCTGGTTGAGATCGATCAAAATCATAATGTGTCCTTATTGCTATATGTATTATATAGCAGTTAATCTTCACTGTCAAGGTCTTTGATAGTCTTTACCACCTTTCCCGTTTCTCTGTTTATCACAGTAATATTTTCGTCGATGAAGGTGTGCAGGTTATGCTGAAGGTCGAATTGACGATAGATGGTTGCTCGCAGTGCATCGGCTGCCATAGAGAAGTCTCTGAGGAAAACATTACTGTCCGTATCTACACCATGGTTTTCAATCTCTGTGACCATGATCTCAACGATATCATCAACGATGCCATCGGCATAATTGAAGAGCCCTTTCAGCTTGAACTCCTTGACCACATCATCATCTGGTGATGGTTCACGAACAATCTTGCTCTTAGGAAACTGGACAACATTCTCACTCATTTGATAGCCCTCAACAGAATTACTTCGGTATTTAGGCGACCATTCGCCGCTTTGGGTTTACACTTGATATTGTCCATGAGCTTGCGAAGAACCACCTTGCTACCAGCCTGGAGGATAGTCAAGGTCTGTTCAGGTTTACGAACCTTCTTGGTGACAGAAGTTTTCTCATCGAAGCCTGTAAGGGTTGTTCCCTTTACACTAAGCCCTGTGTGGCTCATTGCATTGTAGACAGACAGGTTTCGATACTTCACATTGAAGACCCAAAGCTGTTGAGCGCCAACAACCTCTGTAGGCTTGATGCTCTTGATATTCAAGGTCGTGTCTTCAACAAGAAACTTCATTTTGCCGACCACAACACCAACAGGCTTCTCTTTCGTCTTTCGCGGCTTACGAGCAGCCTTGATGACATTAGCACGGGCCTCAGCAGCAGAAACAAAACCACGGATAAACTCCATGTATGACTTCAACTGGATCTTTTTCCAGCGAGAATATGCTTCTTTGAGTTGGAGGTCTTTGCCTTGCATAGCATCGAACAGCTCTGCATAAAGCGGCTTGTAGTAGTCCGCAATACGCTGTGCAATCTGCGGCTTGATATCGTTGGCCCGCATCCAATTTTCTATGCTGAACGCATTACGCCCTTCTTTGATGAAGATATCAACCTGCTCCTCAAGGTCACCAATCAAGTCGGAAGTCTTGTTGTTGATCCTGTCTTGGATAGAAATCACATTCTTCGTGACAACAGGTTCAACAACCTCGACGGCTTCAACCTCATTGACAATCAGAGCTTCAATCTTCTTCATGATAATAGCGATAAGCTCTTCCGAGACTTTGCTACCATTCATGAACAGACGGCAGTGCCAGCCAATGTTACGAAGGTCTTGAGCGGATATCTGCCCAACCAGTTTCAGCTTCTTCTTGTCATACTTGATGTGCTTGAGGTATGCAAGAGCAAACTCCTTCGCATCATCTGTAGAATAGAAGTAGTTGAACCAGTTGTATGCTCCGCCTAGATTGGTATCGACGGTAACATCGACCAATACGGGTTCAGAGCCGAGGTACTTTTCATCGAGAAACTTTCCACGAACCTTACCTGCTGCTTTTGCCATTTGTTCCTCAGTAGATTTGACCAAACTTCAAAGACTTGAAATCCGTAATCACACAGATACCGTCTTCGAGATATTCATAAGTATAGCTGATCTTGGAGGCATAGTCAATAGCGTCCTCGATGAAATTGTAGACTTTGCTAGGACCAAACACGTCCATCATTCTGTCCATATCTCCATCCCAGTGGAGTGTTTCATCATTGAACTTTCCGTAGATATTATCTATGGCATGTGAGTGTGCTACACGGAATTCAGGGCCAGCAGTCTCTAAGATATAAACTCCGTTATCCAAGGACATTACCCTACGACAATCGACTTGATCGAATCCATACGGAACGAACGCCAGCCATGTGATTCAATATCCCATACGGAAAGAACTTCAAGGTTCTCTTTACGAGGTGTCTCATTTTCTTGAAGCAACTGCGGCGGTAAAAGGTCAGGTTGCAATGTACAACGCATTTCACGCAAACTACCATCACGCTTATCGAACGTGACAGTGACAACACCCTTGCTCAGGGTTTCCTTCAGTTCATAACGATCCATCATGCCCGCATCTCCTTAATCAGTGCATTAGCTTCGGCAAATGGGAGGTAGTACTTGAGTAGAGTTTCGAAGGCCTCGGCAAACATCTTGTTATTTTCAAGGTCATATTCAGTATAAGGTTCAAGCTTACCGTTGGCTTTGCGCTTCTCGATATCCTTAACATCTTGAAGCATGTAGCCGTAGTCCTTGACTAGCATATCACGCATAAGCGAGTCGGCCGTTTCGTCAGTAATTTCGATCTTCATGTCTGTAACCCCGTTATGTTGTGCATTTCCATATAATCGGCTAGGTCGTCATACCCACCGATACGCTTATCATACACGAAGACCTGTGGTACTGTCAAGG